ATTCAATCTCCGATTTGATTTCTTCGGAAATCACATTGTTTTCAAACAATTGTTTTACGATGTCTAGCATGTGATTCTCCTAGTTAGTTGAGTTTAGAGATAATTCTCTTTAAACTCTCTGCTATGTACTTCTGTGCCTTTGGGTCGCCTTGGACTTGTTGTGCTACTTGAAATGCCTTGTAACCGCCTGTGTTATTCATTAAATGTTCATATACTGGTGTTGGATACGCACCTGGTGCGCTAGGTTGTGCTACTACATCAACCGTAATAATTTCAAAATCTCGAACGTTGCCGCTTCCGTCAACCTCTCCAGATCCTCTGGAACTAACACCTAATTTTACTCCCGACTCCAACATGGTCTGAATTAACTGACCCATTGGAGTTGGTAGTACTTTAAGTTTTCCGTAGCCGTTAGGACCATCCATCCACATCTTGGTTATCATGTGTGAAACACGATCAAGATTGATTTTTAAATCTGCCGGGTGATCAACTTCACCTAGTACAGAGTATCCTCCAGCGATCTGCTCGTTGAGCGTTTTGACAGCCTTGCCAATTTCTTGAGAAGAATAAACACGTTGATTTGCATTGCGGATGTCTCCTTGAATGCAAATCCCGTTGAGATGCAACGACTTCTTGCCGTTGCTTCCTTCTTCGCTCTCCAAGACAATCTTAGCCTGGTCGAAACTCAAATGTTCACTAAGAGTAAGTTTATTCACCGTCAACAGTCCTATTATCTACGACCACGGAAAAGGCTTTGCTTGTTGTCTGGTGATTCTTTTGCACCAGCTTTCTCAGCACCATGTCCTGGCTCTTTCTTAGAGAATGCATTACCATTCTTAGCGCCTGGGACATTGATGTTGCCAGCATTATCTTCTTTTGCTTTAGTGTCGCTTAGTGCAGAACCTTTAATTGTTCCACCTGCGCCAACACCGCCAGCTTCTGCGCCGTTACGACCGCTTAAAATATTAGCAGTTGTACCGCCCATATCATTCTTACCTGCTACTGGAGATTTTGCAGAACCGTCAGCTTTTTCTGCTGCACCTTTCTTTTCTGCGCCGTGACCAGCTGGAACCTTTTCTACGTACTCACGTACTGTAGCTAGGTCAAATTCTTCATTGTCAGCATCATGATCGCTTGGGCCACCCATGTTGTCCATATCTGGCTCTTCATGATCGCCACCTTTTAGTTCGTCGAACTTAGCTTGTAGTTCGTCGACAATAGCGTCTAAGTCTTGGAATAATTCTTCTTCAGACTTTTCTTCGCCGTCCATTTCTGCATCTGGATCAATTTCGCCAGCTAGATCATCTGTTGGATCGCTGTCGTCTAAGTCCATTTCGTCATCGCCTTCGTAGGCAATTTCGTCAAAGTTTTCTTCAAGATCGTCGTCTTTTTTCTCTTCATCTTCTTCAGATGCTTCTTCAAGATCGTCGTCTTTCTTTTCTTCGTCATCTTCTTCAGAAATTTCAGATTCGATTAAATTTTCATAAATTTCACGTGAAGCTGAAACTACGTATTCGTGGAAAAGCTCTTCGGCTTTAGCTTGGTTGTCGTTCACAAGTTGCTCTAGCATCTGTGACAATAGGGTTTTATCTGCCATGTTGTATTCTCCTTTGGATTGTTAAGGCTGTGTTTTATTTACTACGTAGATTAAAAAATGGGGTTAAATGACACTTTTTTGATTGATTTGTTCCGTATATATAGTGTCAGGAAATATACCCTGGAACTCTTCTACAGACATATGACCAACGTTGGGCATAGCCCCCAGTTTATCAGGAATTATATTTCCTTTTTCTATTACTCTATGGAACCTAGTTGACCTAAATTCCTGTACTACTCGCTCAGTTTGATTGAGCCAATTGCCATAAAACGTTGCTACATCGCTGCTTTTTTTGTAGTTAAATGTGTCTGCATACACATTATTAAGTTTTCCGCCTACACCTTGATAGTCAAACCCTAAGATGTAAACATCCTTGTGTCCGCGACTACAGGCCAACCACAATGCTGTAGGTCCACTGCTCCAACCCTTGTGGGGGTTGAACAAGTTTAGGTGATCTTTTGATATAATACCTTTGTTTGGATTGGACCATACTTCGTGATCTTTATTGTACCCTGCTGAAATGATTTCGTTGACCATTTTAACATCAACTGCTATTAAAGCATCGGGTGCAAATTCTCTGTACAGTGCGTTACAGCCGTAGGTTGATCCTAATTTGCGGAGAGGTTCTAAAGCAATAGGTAATCTACTGCGACCGTTTCCTAGGACAAAGGCTATATTATTGGGCGGGTTCTGCTTCAACTGGGGTTGCATACATTTGTTGAATAAAGCCCAGTTCTGATTTTTCTTCTGCTTCGTGCGCTTCAGATTGTAATCGTAGTTTATTAATTTGACGTAGCGTTAGACGAATCTTTCGTGTGTCACTTTTTTTAACCACAGAACTATCTTTACTACTGTCGTATCTACGATCGGTAGACATACCGTTAGAACTGTCATTAAAATAAAAAAATTCGTTAAGAAGCATACTTGTATTTATACTGGGCTAGGTTATTGGGCTGGTGCTGCTGCGGCTTCTTCACCGCCAGCCGCTGCTGGATCTGCTTCAGCTGCCATATCTTCCGGAGCTTCTGCTGCTTGTCCTGACATGTCTGCGGACATACCACCCGGTGAAATGCCTGCGGAACGTAGTTCTGCACCTGCATCTGCTGGCGGTTGCAATTGCGCACCGTTTTCTTCTCTCCACAATTTTTCGTTTTCTTTGATCTCGTCTTCTGATAATCCTAAGAAACGTTTTAATGCGAATCTCTTGCTGAGATGTGGAATTTGAGAAATTGTACCATAGGTTGCTGCACGAGCTGTATCAAGTTCGGATTGACGGTAAGCAGCAAAGTTTTGTGGCTGATTAAATTTAAGTTCAAAAAGACTTGAGTCAATATTGATACCTTGATCATTAAGCCACAGTTTAAATTCTAAATCAAATGTTTCTACAACCATAGATTGTAGTCGTTTGCAGTATTCGTTAAAACGTAATTCTTGAATGTATGCTGTACCTACTTTGCCGTCAGCAACTGTATTGGGCTGTTCATCAATTGATGTTGGCAAATAACTACTTGGAATACGCAAGGCACGGAATAGTTTGTTTGTGAAATAACGTAAATCTGTAATTTCACCTAAGTTTGTACCGCCTGGTAGTGTTTCAACTTTTGATCCACGACCTTCTGCTGTCTGTGGAAAGAAGTAATCTTCGTTTACACTTAGAGGATTATAACTAGCGTCTATGACGTTTGCTCCGCCACCTGTTGAGCTAGGAATACGTCTTTGTTGGATTTCGTTTTTAACACGTTCAACAAAGCTCATAGCCATGTGCGCCGGCATATTTCCAACGTCTACGTAGAAAATACGTCTTTCTGGAGCACGTTGTATACGATAGATAATGATAGCATCTTCGAGCAATTCTTTCTGCTTGTAGACTTTGAACACCGATTCTAATAGACTGTTACCAAAAGGATAGTTATTATCTAGACCTTCGCTCAGACTGATATGCACTACGTGTTTAGCATCTACTGTGATTTCATTAATTTGATTGCCGAATCTAGAACCGGGCGTGTTGGCTGTTGCTCCAACCACTCCACGACCAAAGCCACCACCTGTAGTATAACTTGCTGTTCCGCTAGGTGCTGTGTTTGATGTACCGTGTGGTGTTGTTGCTATTAAGTTTGTAAAATTAAAATTAATATCTTTAATTACATACTGCTCAGGAATTTTACCTTCACTTTCATTAACAATAATTTTTGTAACTTTGATAGCATCAACGTATAACCATTTTTTAGTTTCTGGATCACGAATAAAAAAACAATCACCGTATTTGAATGTGTTACGAACAATACGAAAAATACGTGTTTCAAACTGTTGTTGTTTACACCATTTTTGTAATGCGTCTTTTAGAATCTTAACTTCAGTTGCTGTCGGAGTTCCTCTAAAGGAAGTTTGAAATGGTGTTGCGTTTTCTTTGTCTTTTTGTGTGCAAAATTCTGTAAGGATATCTAAAGCAGCATTAACTTCGCTGTCTGTATCCATAGTGTCGTACTGTTGATAACGATCAATACGATTTGGTGCACCTGCATAAACATCTGGCAAGTAGCTTGAATAGTTTGCTTTGGCTGGACCTGGACGACCACGTCCTCCCATAGGACTAAACGTTCCTGATTGGTTACTAA